GTTGAGTTTCATCGGTGACAAGGGATATGATCTAATTATCTCAATGAATGCAAAATATAACTGGATACGACATAAGTTTGGATTTGGTTATTGGAGTTTTTCAAAATATCTAAAACATAGAGTAAAGAAAGCGGTAGATTTTATTTTCAAGTTTGAAATCAATATCTCAAATCACTGTAAGCGTAAAAATTACGACGGTGTTATTTGCGGACATATTCATCATGCTGAAATAAAAGAAATTGACGGCGTGAAATATATGAATTGCGGAGATTGGGTAGAATCCATGACTGCTCTCGTTGAACATCACGACGGCAGATGGGAAATAATACATTATATTCGCCACGATGAACAATAAAATTTTAGTTATATCTGACAATATGCCAGACCAAATCAATGGTGTGGTGACTACATTTAAAAATGTAATAAAGATAGGAGAAAAGAATGGATACTATATCTATACTCTTGATCCATCATATTTTCGTCATTTCTCAATGTTCAAATATCCAGAAGTAAAGATCAGTTTACCATTCGGCATATCTAATATGATAGAAGATGTAGAACCTGATTATATTCATATTGCTACAGAAGGTCCACTTGGACTTGCTGCGAGAATACATTGTGAAAGAAAAGGATATAAGTATAATACTTCATATCACACAAAATTTCCTGAGTTTTTAAAGAGAATTTATGGTATACCTGAATTTATTACATACAAGTATGTTCGTTGGTTTCATAAACATTCCGGAAAGGTGCTTGCTACTACCAAATCTATGGTGAATGAGTTGAAGCAACATGATTTTAATGTCGAAGTTATTCCATGGACTCGTGGTGTTGATAGAAGCTATTTAAAATCAACAATTCAAAGATTTAGACATATAAAGCCTGTTGTTTTGTATGTGGGCAGAGTATCAAAAGAAAAAGGATTAGACGATTTGTGTAAATATCAACACCTGTATTGCATTGATATTGTCGGCGACGGTCCATACAAAGAAGAGCTTGCTGCAAAATATCCAAACGTTAGATTTTTAGGATACAAAAAGGGAAAAGAATTGGCAGACTATTATACACAAGCAGATGTATTTTGCTTTCCTAGTAAAACCGACACTTTTGGTATTGTACTAATAGAAGCAATGAGTTTGGGCACACCAGTGGCAGCATATCCTGTATCTGGTCCTATTGATATTGTTGAAGAAGGACTAACGGGATTTTTATCAAACGATTTGCGCGAGGCTATTGATAAATGTTTATCTCTTAACAATGAAAAGGTTAAGCAAGCAAGTGCTATTTGGTCTTGGGAAGAGTGCTGGAACATATTTGAAAAGAATTTAGTAAAAAAGATTTGACTTTAGATAAAATTCCTTCACTCTCTTACTCAAGAAAAGGGTGCAGTGAGACTGACACGGTGGGACGGCTTTTGACCACCGAAGGACACGAACCGAAATATGTGCCTTCCTCGTTCTTTATATTTTCCTCTTGTAGCTCAATTGGTTAGAGCGGGTGCTTTATAGGCGCAGGGTTGTGGGTTCAAGTCCTACCAGGAGGACCATTTTAGATAGCAATGATTGTTGCTTCATAGCAGTAGTAGGTTTGGGTCCAACCAAATTGAAATGCCGTGAATGCAACAATATCGGCTTTTATGCAAGAGTAGGTAAGTGGCTAAAACAGGAAGTTTCATAAGCTTTCGCCGAAAGGCTCCGTGAGTTCGAATCTCACCTCTTGCACCATTTTATAATGCCTCGTAAGTTTTGAGAGCGAAACGGGTTCTTGGTAAGAACACGACGATTGGTGCAATTCCAATACGAGGCTCCAATTTATATGAAAACTCCGCATAAGAATCGTCGCATTTTGCAAAAACCAAAAAGAAGTGGAGGTTATTGTTTTGGTTGTGATGCTAACTGGATAATTCCCAATATAAAATGTTCTGTGTGTGGTCGTATTGGAGAGGGTAGAAGAAAGTTCAAGAAACATGCTCCTACAATCGAAGAATTTGATTAGTTGTTAGTTTCCATTTTTGGTCGCGTGGCGGAACTGGCTATACGCACATGTTTGAGGTGCATGTTCCGAAAGGATTGTGGGTTCAACTCCCACCGCGACCACCAATTTTTATGATAACATCAATAATAATATGGATAGTATTAGTAATGCTAGTAGCGACTGAAACAGACAACCAACCCCGTGAATAACGGGTCACTTTTGGCTCATATATATTATATATATTATATACTATGGCTAAGAAAATTAAAGTAAATGTAGCAGATATATCAAACAGCTCTTTGTTTGCAGGAGTTCCGGCAAAAGTATTAAAGAATGTACCAAAGATTTGTACAATGAAAGAATACTCGGCTGGCTCAACAATAATAAACGAAGGTGAAAAAGGAGATTTTATGTTTGTTATAGTAGATGGTCAAGTAGATGTACTAAAAGGACCAAAGAAGATGAAACTAGCAACTCTTGGTAAAGGAGTATTTCTAGGAGAAGGTGCTCTTGTTAGCAAAGCACCAAGAAACGCAAGTATTGTTGCAAAAGATAATGTTAAACTTGCTGTATTTGACCAAGCCGGATTTGATAAACTTTCAGTTATGCATCCATGTATTCCGGTCACTATGATGAACGTTCATAATGAGCGTTGCAAAGACACAGTGCGCAAAATGAATGTAGCAAAGTCAAAAGAATTTATATTGATGGCTGGTGTTGGACTATTACTTTTTATACAAAACTCACATAGTATATTGCCAGAAAATCTACACCCTATAGCAGACCAATTGGCTAGTTATATTCCAGATCAATTGATGGCATTAGGTGGCCCCGCTGCTGCGGCAATGGGACTAAAGCTCAAGCAACTAGAAATGAGTAGTATTGTTTCTAAACTAGACAAGATTTAAAATACCTTCACATATATTTATTGAATATAGTATAATACTATAAAACCAAATATTAAATATGATAACACCAGAAGACCAACCCGAACCAACAGCAGAACAAATCGCCGAAAATCGCGCCGCCGCACTCAACGCCGAGCATCCAGCATCATGGGTTTGGGACGAAAGTGCTGTATCGTTTGTTCCTCCAATACCGTTGCCTACTGACGGCAAGCCATATCTCTGGGACGAGGCGACAAGATCCTTCATACCGTTTCCAGGATTTCCAACTGACTAATATATTCTTTGAAATAGTTGTTGACATCTGTAGAAAATAATGTAGAGTTCTTCTTGTTCTTTGATAAAGATAGTTGAAATGGCAATAATAATGGAAAAAAATCCATTCCGTATGCTTTTTGGTTAAAGTTCTTTATATTTATTGTATGTGGCAAACATCAAATACAAATATACCAAAGAAATTTTAGAAGAAGCCGTTCGCAAATCCAAATCTTATGCTGATGTAATTCGCAATTTTGGAATGAAAATGGCGGGGGGAAATCACGCACATATAAAGCGTCAAATACAAAAATTTGGAATTGATACTTCTCATTTTCAAGATAAATTATACGCATTTAAAAATGCTGCTCGTGAAAAAGCATTCGCATCAAGAAAAACTTGTGACGAAGTGTTCAATTTGTCTCCTGAATATAGATTGAAAGGAAAAATGTTGACAAGAGCACTAACGGAATCGGGGATAGAATATAAATGTGTAAAATGCGGAATAGGAAAAGAATACAACGGTTTACCAATTACACTGGAAGTGGATCACATTGACGAAAATTGGAGAAATAATAAAAAAGAAAATTTACAATTTTTGTGCCCAAATTGCCATTCTCAACGAAAATAATTTATGTGGGCATGTGGCGGAACTGGCAGACGCGCATGACTTAGGATCATGTTCCAAAAGAGTATGGGTTCAAATCCCTTCTTGCCCACCAATTTTTTCCGGTGTTAAATACCTTGGTGTTCGTCGCACCATTTACTGGCTGATATACAATGACAAATACGTAGTTATTATTGATTGAAATGAAACGACTTCCGACACGCGGGTCTGATATAATAATTAGATTAGAGTCCTTGAGGTAATAGCTTGATTGTATATCGAAGGGGAGCATAGCTGCGGTGCCAATCACTGGGATGACCAACCCAACGCGCAGTCGGAAAAAACTTTTTTGCATTGAGAACCTTGGGGATGACTCACCTGCTGATGAACCTTGGTCGCAGAGACGCAGGTAACTCTGCCAATGCAAAATTACTTTATGACAGGATGTTGGAATGAAACTTTTACACAAATAATTTATGGAAACTCAAAATACAACAAGCTACGATTCTGAAAAATTTAAAAGACGCGAAATTATGCGCAATGAATATCGTCGTATGCAAATTGAAATGAATCAAATAATTTCTCAAAAATCTGATGAGATTGCTGCTCGTTGGATTGAAGAATTGAAAGATAGTAAATAATTTAGAATATGGTCGTGTGGCGAAACTTGGTAGAACCGCATCACACTTAAAATGTGATACCCACGAGGTAAACACTGTGGGTTCAAATCCCACCACGACTACCAATTTTAATATGAAAAAACTATGGAGAATATGGGCAAAAGCCCTTGGTGAAAAAGCAAGTGAAAATGATTGCGAAGCAGATCGTGTTGCGCTTATTCGCACACTCATTGTGCTTTTTTATGTATTGACTAATATATTTATTATTGCTGGTGTCATTAGACATTGGTAATATGAATAAAAAATATTTAGATCACGATCCTCACTGGTCCAATTTACCATATCCACTAAAACCGTGCGATGAAGAAGTTGAGATTTATAAAAAATATAAGCTTGATGGAACAACATTGATGCTCGGTTCAACTCGTCAGTTACTTCCTATTTGTGATTCTGCGATAGATTTGGCTCCAAGATATAGCGACCCAAAAATCAAAGAGGGTGATTGGTATAATCTATCAGGTGCATATGATAATATCATTGCAGATGGTGCTATAAATTTGTGTAGCGAGTCTTTGATAGACGCAGTAAAGCCGCATTGCCGTAGATTTATCAGTAGAGTATTCTCAAAGAAGTTGCCACCGATGAAATATGCTGAATTATTTTATAGCGAGTTTCATAACGCAATTAAAGTGGCAGAAATAAACGAATCATGTCCGATTTTCATCTGGAAGTTTACAAATTAGTAACTGGATTGGAAGAAAACCAATATAAAGAGCGCGATGTATCGTTGTTGATACCAAATCTTGGTATATTGACAAGAGAAGAGTTGCAAAAAATACCTGTAGACCAATCCAAACCGTTTTCATCTACAAGTGGAGCAACTGGTCAACCAGTATTTGTTCAAAAGTATATGGCACAGCATATATGGTATTGGGCAACCAACATGCGTGAACTTATTTGGAGAAAATGGGATACGTCATTGAATTTGGCTGTAATCAATGCGGCTGTGACAGAAGAAAAGATTACACCTTGGCCGACAAACCCGTATTTATTTACAAAAGGAGTTGGGAAGTGTTATATGCACCCAACGCGAGGAGATTTACAAGGTTGGTTGGACAGAGTTCGGCCAGATTATTTACATACATATCCATCTATTATCGCTACGCTTGATACATCTAAATTAAAAGATGTAAAATCGACAAGTGAAATGGGCGGAACTAATTATAGTTCAGAAGAAGTAGGCACAATTGGGTTGGAATGTCCAGAAAATCCAAGTGTATATCATATCATGGAGAACATCGTGTTGGAGATTGTAGATGATAATGATATTGTTGTTACCGATTTGACGCATCCATACATCAAGCGATACAAAATTGGAGATAAAGGAGAGTTTGCTACTTGCAGTTGTGGAAGAAAATTACAAACTATAAATCGTAATGTTCTTGGTAGAATTCGTAATATGATAAAGTATCAAGATGGAACAACTGCTTGGCCATTGTTCGGCAGCAACACCATAAGAAATGCATGTGATACAATAAAAAGATTTCAATGTGTGCAAGAGTCATATACAGACATCACACTGAAGGTTCAGGGAACTATACCAGAAGATAAAATTGAAGATGTAAAGAAACTGGTATTGAAAAGACTTAATCACCCATTCAATCTAAAGATAGAATTTGTAGAATCTTTTCCAGAAGGAAAATTTGAAGAGTTTGTTTGTAAGATATAAATGCATCTGTCGGCAATTGGAAAGTCAACGTGGTTTCTACCCACATTTAGTGTCAGTTCGAATCTGACCAGATGCACCATTTATGGAAAGTAAAATTATCAGGGATAATCACTAATTCGAAATTAGTTGGACGAATAAAATCGTTGGGGATCGTGCCCTCTGCTTTCCGCCAACGTCGGTACATGAGCACATGTAGTATGAAATGCATATATATGGAGTGGGTAAAAATGAGAGATGCAATAAACCACTCCTCGATGAACAATCTAGCAACTTTATATAAAAAGTAACATATCACATATAATAAGTATTTGTAACTAAATACTTGACTTTTTATATATATGGTCTCATAGTTATTCTCTCAGGTTAGGGAACAGCCTTCTATCCTACGGGCAGAGGGCTTTAGAATGAAAGGCATACTATGACAATTATCGTAGCATGGCTGGCTGTCATTGGTTTAATTGTAATTGCAAAAAACGATTATAATACCAAAAAGAAGCCGGTTTAATATAAACAAGGAAATATAAAATAGAAAATAACAGTAGGGTGGGCCTAAAAAATCCACCCTCTTTTTTTTATGCGTCATATTTATATACTATGAAACTTAAAGACATTCTTATTGAAGCTAGGTTATATTCACTAAACATCAAAGAAGTGTTAGAAAAGTTTTTGTCGTTTGAAAATAGAACAATGATATTGTTTGATACTGAAACTACGGGGTTGGAAGCAAACACCTCATATATTCAACTTACTCATATTGCCGCGATGGCATTTGATGGTTCAACATTCAAGGAACTTGGAGAATACTCTAAAAAGATAAATCTTGGAGATCAAACCAAAAGAGCAATTGAAGATCCAGAGTCTAGTGAATATAAACAATTGGCTAAGGACAGAGAGCGTCATTTTAAAAAATACAATAAGCAAGATTTGCATCCTTCTGATGCACTAAAAATGACTGGATATGAAGGTGGTAATGCGCAGCGTGTAGATGAAAAGCAAGGATTGATTGAATTTGAACAATTTGTAAATTCATATCCGAATGTTGTGTTGATTGCACATAATGCAACATTCGACATGAAAACAATTCAAGCACGCAGAAGATTTCATAAGTTGCCACCAATGAAACGTGTGCCAGTGTTAGACACAGTTAAGATATCAAGATTCTTCTTTATACCAGCATTGTTGTCTATACAAGGAAATATAGAAGCAGAGCGTATACTAGCGGGTCTGCTTGCTAAAACAAAATACAAGAGTTATAGTTCAAGTCTCGGCAATCTTGCTAAAGTGTTTGAAATCAAGATAGATGGCTGGCATGATGCCAAAGAAGATGTTAAGATGCTTATGGGCGTCTTACAAAAAATGATCATATTTCTAAAACAAAATGCGAGCGTTGACATAAAAGATCAACAAGCCACCGCTGCAAAACGTTTTAGAAATATGAAGTGATTTACTCGTATATCAAATAGGGCAAATATGCTCTACGAAGTATATCGTTGGCCAAATCGCTGTCAAAAGAATATGAGAACTTACGATTGTCATATGCTTTCTTGAGTTCAACTTCAAGCATATCAGCTTTTTCGTTCAACTCAACTCTACCATGTTTTTCTGGTTGAGTTTTTACACTCATCAAACTCTCATGTATTGCTGTGTTGTATTCTTTCATGTTTACTGGAAAATAACCATCTTTGAATAATGCTATTCCGCAGTAAGCTAGTCGATAAAGCTGTGTGAAATTTTTTGGGCTGAAACCATACTTATCAAGTTGTGCTTTACGTTTGCTACCAAGTTGACCTGTACGCTCACCATTGGCCAGTCGTCGCTCGCCTTGCATATAACCAAGCAAGCATCTAAACATTTTGTCTGTGTCCACAAACTTGAGTTTGTTTTCTTGAACTTCGCTAAATTCAACGGAAGTTTCAAGCAAGCACGCTTTTTCTGTAAAAAGCAATTCAAGTGCCCCAGTGTTTCCATTACGAAGCAATTCAAAGAATTTACGAAATTCATAATAAACAACGTCGTCGGTTTCTTGTTTTTGAACATGATCCATCCGATCCAATCCAAGTATCTTGGACGGCTCTGTGTTTATGAAAACCCCACGATAATCTATATCACTCTCTGGAGTGTCTAGACCATATGCACGACTTCCACCTAAACTTTTTACTAGCATTTGCATGTGTATATATGATTAATAAAAAGTGAAGTTTTGTCAAGATTATTTATACTTATGTATATTCAACCTATAATATCATAAACTATGAGTAATCTATATAAATTCTTGTCTTCAACGACATTACATCTAACAGCCAGTAAAACCGTGCTAATCGAATGTTTCGGTGCCGGTGGTCGTGGCTCTAAAACCGGTAACGGTGGCTCCGGTGGAGCATATTCTAGAGTAACAAAAGCACTTGAATCCGGTTCATATCTAATCGGAGTGGGTAAAAACGACTATAATGGATATGGAAACGGCGGCGACACATGGTTCAAGTCCGGCAGTGCCGCAGTGATCATTTGTCAAGCTGGTGGCGGTCGTCAAGATGGTACAATTGATTGGCAAGTTTCTAAAGCAACGGGCAGTACCATCTATTACGGCGGATATGGTTGCCCCGACTTTATGGGTTATGCCAGCTATAACGGTTCTGGTGGCGGCGGCGGCGCTGGTAACGGCGGCAATGGTGAATCTGGTCAAAGCGCATTTTTCTCCACGGAATATGTCGCCGCAAGTGGTGGAACGGGTTCTTGGATAAACGGCGACGGCACAGGTAACGGTGGTAAAGGTGCATTCTATTACTGTGGAGCTAATGTAAACAAAGTACACCCGCCAACAGACGGCGCATATCCAGGCGGCGGTGGCGGCGGTGAATATGATTACGGTGCAGAAACCGAAACCAATGGTGGAGATGGTGTATTGTTCGTATCATACTAATCAACGCATAAGTTTAAAACAAAAAACCCCGCAAATCGCGGGGTTTCTTTTTAGTTGGCATCAAGGCGATATACTATTACATCGCTTGGATAATCATCAAACGCTACTTCAATAAGCCGAGAAACAATGTCCCAATTTCCACCTCCGCGAAAACTTCCCATTTGAAATGGAAATCCAACAGATGGAACTGGTAGGTCCATGTCATTTTCTACCAAATCATGTGCCATACCTTCTAGAGCAGAATACAGAGCATCGTAATTAGTTTGTCTTGTGCCTTTACCAAAAAGATTTTGACCATACAAGTTATAGATGCGACGTATGGAGCTACTGTTGTTTTCGGCTGGGATATAACCAACTGAAAATCTTCCCAATGTATTTGCTTTTGTTATTGCTGCATTACAATCTGCTTTATATGCAGCTGGATACATTTCACGAATACTACGAGCAATGCCACTGCCGAATGTATTTTGGCAATTAGCTTGGTGACTAATAACTTCAACATCCTTGGCGAGCAATAGATTACCTTCTTTGTAGATTAGTTTTTTCATATAGCCATAGTTTCTATGAAATATACAAAGGTGTCAATACTTATTTTATTGTCTTTTTATCTATTTTTATAATATTTATATGTATATGACAATGATACCCGGCCCAAACAATGAAATGATGACAGCATCAATCGCACCTGCTTATGGCAGTACTGCCAACTATTATCAAGGTACACAAGGTATAAAATCCATAACTACCGGTGGCACATTTCCAAAGAGTGTTGTAAGTGGTAGCATTACTACATACGGCAATCCTGTATTGATTATGTGTTCTGGAGACGCAAATCCATTGACAGATGGCACTTGGGGTGTTCTTCAATTATATAGAGACACAACCGCATTATGCCAAAAGGTTCAATATGAAAGCTCCAGTGGAAATGAAAATGTTCCATATAACATTAGTTGCATAGATCCTGTCTCAGCAGGTACATATACATATTATATGAAAGTAAATGATATGTCGGGCGGCAATACCAATTTTGGAGAAGCTTCTGGTCCAAACTTTATATTGACTGAACTAAGTCGAGTATAACAAAAACCCCACTTTTAGGTGGGGTTTTTCTTTTACATATCTATGCTATGATGGTCTGGTGATTTTGTTTTACGAGGATTTAGTTCGCGCACAATCTCATTCCATTCCACTGGACGTTTCATCCATTCCCAACCTACATCTATTCTATAAAGACTAGTATCTTCTTTTAGATTGCGGTGACAGTGACCGTGGATATGATAGGCGTCTTTAGATAAATGATTCCAAGATGCGATGGGATAGTGATCCAAGATAACAGCCCTGCCATCAATAAAGATTTCAGCTCTGTGACCAAGGAATGTAAAATTGCTATTTCTATATGTTAGTGGATATATTTCAATATCATCGGCAAGTAATCCAACTTCGCTACGGCATTCATCATACATTTGTTGAATACCTGCGTTATGATTGCCCCAAATAAAATATTGATGCTTGCAAGGTAGATATACAATGCGTTTAGCATATTCCATAGAATTTGCACCAGCACCAATAACCATGTCGCCAAGATTAAATAGAATATCATCCGGTCCAATCATCTTGAGCATTTCATGAGTATGAGTATATGCTTCACTAACATTTTGATATTTGCGCGGACCAAGAATAAATGGCTTGTCGTGACCTAGATGTAGGTCACTTACAAACCAAATTTTTTGGTCGGCTGATTTTAAACTAATTTTTTTCATTTTCTGCTTTTCTTGTAAGATTCAATATAACTGCGGATGTTCTCACTGCCAATAGGATTCATGCTATGAACTTGATACTCTGGAAAATCATATTTGTGTTGAATGCAATATTCAACAATCCATTTGCAGCAATCATACCCCGTTTTTTCTTTGTAATTTTCATAAGTTGGATTTCCCGTAACATAATGTTCAAGTCCCAAATCGTGATCAAATGAAACAAACGACGGCAAACCATGTTGTGTAATATACTTTACAAAATGATCATAGTTGCGAACTACAACCCACGGACCCATCGGCAATGTTACCCAAGTAACATTTTTTGGCAGACGTTCATCGTCAATGAAGAGCTTATACATACCTATGTATCTTGACTCATTTTTATCAAATGTCAATACTCTAGATGATTGCGGTATTATATTCATCTAGGTATTTATCAATAAGCAACTTGGAAACTTTGATACCCTTTTCATTTTTAGTATTCTCGAAGTGCTGTTTCTTTTTACGCCAATACTCTAAGTCTTCTAATAGTTCGGACTTTGTGCAGCTTTGTTTGTTATCACTCATTGTAATCTTCCCCCACCAACCATTACATTTCTCAAGGTGCTTGATTGACCTTTACGACTTGTTTTAGCCTTAAAGTCGGCATATACATCAGGTTGCATGATCTGCAAACTTCCAGCCGTTTTGTGCTCAAAAACCATAGCACCCATATATTTGGCTTGGGATACACCTCGTTTAGCACATCGCAAGCATACTCGCAAACCAAGTTCGGCGCGAGCATCTTCAATAGATTCAGAGCAGCAACTGCAAGGATTTTTGTGTAGTAAATTAACCATACAACCACTATGGGCTAAGTATATAAAAAGTCAAGCAAAACTTGTTTTTTTAAAAATAGGTCAAAAATAAATACGCTAAAAAACATTGACATACCTAAACAATATGATACTTATATGTGCAGTTCTTTGAATATCAATTTTTGAAACGTATAGGGTAGTCTAAAGGCCGAATATTATAAAATGTGCGGTCATTCTTTTCATGACAACTTAGTAGGTATCAAGTCAATGACTTGTCTAAAATAACCGAAGTCCGGAAGATAGGACGAATTACCCGAATGTAATTCCGGTGCTGATTGCCCGAACATCAGTCCCTATGCGTTTCAATTCTTTAAAAATGGGCGTGTACTGGATTCGATTTTATAATATGAATACAAGCCGCAAGCACAGTGTGTAATCTCACTGTATAATACCGATTGCAAAACATAAACGCAAAGAGAAATCTAGCTAAAGTGTCTTTCCTATCTGTTCGCAAGAACAAGAGTGGCAATGCACTTGTCGCAGCCTAATTAGGTTGCCCGTACTATCCTACTACGCAGATACTAGGAATAGAACGTTAATTATCTGCTGGTCTTTATAAGGCAGAGAGTCGGTAATAAAGACAAGACACAGAACTCTCAACTTCAACACGGTGCTCTACCAAATGTTGTCGGATTATAAGAGATAAGCTTTGTATATGTTTGTAGGTATGTTATAAAAGACCGCAGTTCAACTCTGCGCACGTCCACCACTTTTTTTATATTGACGAATGCGCTATTTAATGCATAGTTATATACAAGTTACTCAAAAGAGTAAGAAAACTAAACAAAATAAATATGAATAAAAAAATCCTAATCATGATTGCGGCATTACTTGCCGTTGCTACTGTTAAAGCCGATGCTACTGCACCAGTTGTAGTATCAACAGCTTCTCCAGTCGCTATCACAGCTGATGCAACATACTACACCAAGTTCTTGAACAAGGGCGTTGTAGCATTTGATGACGTTGTTATTGCTGCTACCACAGTTGAAGCTTATGGCTTTGTTGCTGGCGTCAAGACCTACAACACCATCCAATCCAATCCAATTGGCAAGACCGTGGCCAGTTCTGGCTTGTTCAAGCGGGTTGATACCACGCTTGCCTACAAGTTCACCTCACCAATGGCGAACTTGTCGCTCGGCACGGCATACAGCTCTTATAGTAAGAGCGCAGCCAGTGTCGCAAGTTCCAATGAACCATTCGTCGCTCTTGACGGTACGGTTTATAAGACCTTCGCCACATGGGATGTTAAAGGCCGCGCCGATCTAACATCGCGCACCAACAACATCGAAGCAAACGTTCGCCTACCATTCGGCTTTAACCACCTCAAGGTTGTGCCAGTTCTTGGCTACGGCTTCAACGATCCAACAGCCGCTACCATAGCTGCTTTCAAGGATGCTAAACAATATTGTGTTGCTGGTATTGGTCTTGGTTACTACACCAAGGTTGCTACCCTAAACGCCGGTGTTTACCAACGCCGTGACAGTCTATTCACCGCAGGAAATACCGTAAATGGTGTTTCGGCTGGTGTTGCTGTAAAGTTCTAATAAAAAGTTAGTTCTAACAAAAAAAGCGCCCTTTAAACAGGGCGCTTTTTTATTGCTTATTGACAAACTATATAAAATGTGTATATTGATTGTATGATATTACCAAAAAATGTAGTTCCATCGCTTTGTTGTATTCACACTGGCTTACAAAAAACTGGCGTCAAATTTAATGTTATGACTTATGCTCAATATAAAAAACTGGGCAAACAAGTTGCTATGAAAGTATTAGCAGATCGTTCTTATAACAACATCAAAACAATTCATTCTATTGTCAAAGAGTGTGCCAAGAATGGATGGAATTATCGCATAGGCAGCAGTGTGTTTCCGTTGATGACACATCCAGATTTAAATTTTAACGTAGATGATTTTTACAATGCTGCTGAGATTTATGCAGAGTTTCGTGATTGTGCAAATACTATCAAACAGAACAAGATTCGTTGCAGTATGCATCCAGACCAATTTGTTGTTCCAGCCAGTCCAAACTCAAAAGTTCGTATAAATGCTATTCGCGACCTTGAACAACATGGCTATATAATGGACTTGCTTGATTTGCCCAAAACACCAGAAGCACCTATTAACATTCATATGAATTGTTATAATAATGGTAACTTTAGTGAAGCTGCTGATAGATTCATTGAGTCATATAATCTAATGAGCAACAGTGTGCGTCCACGATTGGTATTGGAGTGCGAAGACAAAATTAAAAGTTGGAATACTAAATTGTTATATGAGCATGTGTATAAGAGAATCAACATGCCAATTACATATGACTCTCATCACCATAGATGCGGAAATACTTACGGTAACTTAACTCCGGAACAAGCATGTGATTTGGCAAGAACAACTTGGGGTAATCACAAACCTCTATTTCACTTTAGTAATGGAAAAAATTCCCCAATTGACAGAGCACATTCCGATTGCGTATATCAAATACACGAAGAATTGTTCAAATGTCCCACGGATGTTGATTTTGAATTTAAATTCAAAGAACAATCTATTATTAAATTTGTGGAGAAGTTCTCCATCCTAGACACTGTTTGTACTTCCCCTTGATAAGAGATTACTTTATATATTACACAAATAATATGCTATAAATAAGATTTCTCGCAAAAAGTTATTGACATTTTGGATAAAAAATACATACTGATATTCGTTAAATCAATTAACAGCTAAACTAATAAAAATAATATGACAAAGACAAACAAAACAAAAAATGGCCGCAAGGTTTCCACGCTCGTTCGTAATACTTCTTATGAACTTTCTTTCTCTCGTCCTGCCAAGGGCGTCAAGAGCGAGAGCACTCACCTAAACGTCACTGGCTTTAATCCAGCCACCGGTGAAGTCAACAAGGTTCGCCTCGATGGTCGTGCCGTTGCTACCCTTCGCAAGATTCTTGCTAAGTAATAATTAAAAAGGTTATAGTTCAAAACCCCCAACACAAAAAGTTGGGGGTTTTTTATTGACATTCTATATAAAGATGCCACATTAAAGTCATGAAAATTGATCTACAGTCCATCGATCCTGAATCATTTATGGTGCATCAACACTTTGTTGGTGAGCATGAGTGCTTTTTGGTACAACCAATTCATTTTGGAGCGATTTGGGTAAAGGAAAATCTTATTTACCGTTCATCCTTATGGGACAAGGACGGTAATCCTGTATCGTTGAGTTTCAAAAAGTTCTTCAATTACGACGAAAAGCCTGACATTTTTCCAGCACCTTCCAACCTAACTGGTGCGAAGTTAATGGAAAAGCTGGACGGTTCTACTTTAATCTTTTCTCGCTACAAAGGTCAAACTGTTATTCGTACACGCGGAACTGTTGATGCTCGTAAGCAAGCAAATGGACATGAGATAGACTATTTGCTTCAAAAGTATCCAAAGTTTGCAGATATGTTGAATCAAGCCGACACATACGATCAATCGTTTATATGTGAGTGGTTGAGTCCAACCAACAGAATTGTACTGAATTATGGCAATGAGCCAGACATGAAGTTGATTGCTGTAATCAACCACGCAGATTATACGCTTGCTCCGCAGAGTGTATTGGACTTGTATGCAAATAGTTGGGATTTACCACGTCCTCGCACTTTCTCTTACAACTCTGTTGAAGAAATGAAGTCGGCAGTTGAAGTGTTGAAAGACCAAGAAGGCTTGTGTGTATATTATGGTAACGAACAACAAATTCGTAAATTAAAAGCCGCCCAATATCTTTTTTTACATCGTGCAAAAAGTGAAATTTCTAGCGTAGACAAAGTGATTGATGTGTATATTGATTGGTTTATGTCACGTCACACATTATCACATGAACCAACTGGATATGTAGAATTCTTTGAGTATATAACTATAAAGTTTGACTTTGAGATTGCTACAATGGCAACTGGACATGCTTCGCGTATCTGTGATGCTATGAAAGAAGTTCACAGGATTATGAATGCATTGTTTGAGTTTGCGTCTGCTCGTATGAACATTCCTCGCAATATTGCCGCAAAGGAAGTATTACAAGCATATGGCAGCACAGGCAGAAGCGCGATTATATTCAAAATGTTGGACCGCAAGACTATCGGTGCGGATGAATATAAGAAACTGCTATACCAAGTATTGAAGTAACAAACATAGGGCTTGACTTTATATAGTTCAAGCCCTATTCTGTTTTGTACATTTATACAATATGACAAAAACTAAAACTAAAGAAGTAAACACCAAGGAACAAGCCGCAAAGCGTTTAGTAATTGGAGATAGAGTATTAAGTGCTTCGGGTAAGATACTTATGGTGTCTCTTGTAGTCAATAAATCAAATCGTACTATCGTTTTGTTTGACGGCGATATGGAAGTTGATTTTGATCCATACTTTCAAATTAGAGTTGTTGTGATTTAGTTCTTGACTTTTTATAAAAACGAGTTCATAGTTATTTGTATAGGATAAAAAATATGAATGTAATCAATCAACCAGTACTATGTTTGAACGGCGCTTGGCAAGTCTTGGACACCAAGACCGTCAAAGAGGCTTTCATCTCTATGCTTGGCGGAGATGGTGGTAAAAACCCACCCGCTATGGCTATTGACATGACATTTCCAACCGACGAGGATGGCAAAGTTGATTGGAATTCTCCAGAATACACCAACCCAGTTGGCTGGGATGTCTGGAAAACCCTTCCAATCAGAGACTATGATTTGACTATTAGCACCGGCACCATGACTATTCGTGCTCCGCGTGTTATCATACAGCCAAATTATAGCAAGATGCCAGTGGTCGTTCAACGTCCAACCAAAGACGCTATTAGAAAGCGTGACGGTGGCATCTGTCAATATTCTGGCAAGGTTCTTACAAACAGAGAGGGCAATGTTGACCACGTTATACCTCGTGCTCAAGGTGGTAAAAATACCTTTGAAAACATGGTATGGAGTTGCAAGGAAATCAACTCGACCAAGGCAGACAAAACTCCTTCACAGGCAGGTTTGAGGCTTCTTCGTAAGCCATCGTCTCCAAAGCCAATTCCTCGCAGTTCTACTATCACGGTTGCACATCACCCAAGTTGGGTATACTTCATGAGTAATGTCACCGAAGTAAGAGGCGTAGCATAAAATCATATTGACAAACGAAAGGATGCTCTACAATATAGGGCATCCTTTTTTATATTATGAATATCTTCCTAGAACTTGGAATCAACTTGTTATTTTCGGCAACACTAGTGTATATTTTTTACATTTATAAGATTCGCCCAACGCAACAATCTTTTCAAGAATCGCTTAAAAAGCAAAAGGCAATGTTTATAGAATCCGGCAATGCTATAACCGACACGTTAAAGGTAGCATTTGAGAATTTGAAAAAAACTAGTAACGACCAAAGTAAAACAAATGCAAAACTTGCAGAATATAATTCAAGATTACATAGAATTGAACAACGCCAACGTGGATTGGTTGGTAGCCGAGGCGGGGAAGATACAGATAACGGAGAATTTGGAAAAAGTGAACGAACTTCGTTCCAGAATCGCATTCGCTCAAAGGGAAACTCAGGAACTGAGAAGTGAGTTGAAAAGTCTTGACTCTCTTTGTAAAAAACTTAAAATAAACAGCGATAAAGTATACATACAATGAAAACTAACACAGAGAACGCTCGCATGGCAGAATTTGGCAAATTGGAAGTTGGAAATAAATTTTATTTGTCCAACCCAATCGGCATGAATGAGAATGCGGCATACACAAAAATCGTGAGTCAAAAAGACAGTGACGGTAAATGGTCAAATGCAAATAATGTATTTGGCTTGCGTACATTCGTTCAATATGACAAACGTATTTGGGTAAAATGAAAAAAGCAAAGTCTAAAGATTCCGTAGAGTCTAAGCCAAAAACCAAAAGTTTGTTTGATCATATCAATCATGTACGTGAGGGTAAAAACCCAAACTATTTTAGCACACTGACTGATGCTGACAAAAAGACATGGAGTAACTATATGGTGTGCAGATTCTTGAGTATGCAAGCCGAGCTTGTTGATACAATTAACGAGTTGCAAGCATACCAAGATAAGCTTACATCCGAGCAGTTTTATAAACTATGCATCGCTGTTGTACCAAAAGGTCGTAGATTTGACGCATATATCAAAAGCAAAGCAGACAAGTATAACAAAGACTTGCTTAGTTTATTGTCGCGTCATTATCAAGACAGTGAGCGGAATGTAGTAGAATATCTACAACTGTTATCCAGTAGCGAGTTGTTGAACATTGTTTCGCTGTATGGTTATAGTGAAAAACAAATAGAAGATTTGCTTGAAAAGACTTGACGAAAATGGTCAAGTTGCTATTCTCGTAACATATGAGTAACAATAAAAAAGTGGTGGGGCTTGGAGGTTGTGCCCGCGCAGGAAAAGATACATTTGCTGCCATTCTTGAAATGAAGCTTCAACAGGCTGGAAAGTCTGTGAAGAAAGTTTCTTTGGCTGGCCCATTAAAGCAGCAATGTGAGTTATTTTTAACAACTAATTTAGGTATATCGGCATTTACACAAGTCACAGAAGAAAAGAATATCATGCGCCCATTCCTTGTATGGTACGGCGATGCTCAACGCAAACGCACCAATGGTAGATACTGGATTGAACTTGCAAACAAAGAAATTCAAGAAAGTAACTATGACTATTATATCGTAACCGATGTTCGTTATGATGCGTATGAAAAAGACGAACTATATTGGTTAAAGACTGAAATGAATGGATTGCTATGCCATATCAGTAAATGGATAGGCTCTGAACCATATACTCAGTTTGTTCCTCCTGCAAACGAACATGAGGCATTAAATGATCCAAAAGTTAGAGCTGCGGCACATCACAAAGTTGAATGGCGTGACGTTGGTAGAATATCTGCAACTGAATTGTTGCACGACCCTGAACTAACCGAGCATGTTGATGAGTTTATGATTAAGTATATCAATAAGCGTTAATTTACGCCATTATAATCGTCGTCGTCATCGTCATCCTCGTCATCTTGGTTTGCGTCCTCAAGTTCTTTCTTTAAATTTATAAAGTCTTCTTGAGTCAATCCAAGTTCATTTATAATTGCGGATATAAGAAAAGCCATTTCACGTGTAGATAATTTTTGTTTTTTTATACCCTGAGAAAACTTAGAGACGATTGCAGCAATCAATTTTTTATTTTTTGATTGATCTGGTGGGTATATAATACCGGGTATAGGATTGTTCTCGTCGTGCATGTCCGAAATTTTTTCCATTTCCTCATCAAGCATTTGTTTATACTCTTTGTCGCTTGATGTTACACTTTTGATTAGTGCCTTCAAATCTTCAATGTCTTGCTTCTTTACAACTTTTGCAACTGTGAAGTTCTTGAGTACTCCCGCTTTCTGTAAAACGTGACTGAAATGTGGTTTGTTCATCTATATGTTATTTCTTTGTTAATAAATATAACAGTATTTAATTTGACATCATATTTTCTTTGTGTATAGTAGTTGGATATGTCAAACGAACAATTCTTTGTTGAAGAACCTACTGAAAAAGCTGTTGAAGCACCTGCAACTGAATCGGTTGGTGTACTTGCTGTAAAAGAAGAGGTAAAGAAATTAAAGTCAGTAAGTTTCAGTCAATATAGTAAGTGGCTAAAATGTCCTATGGAATGGAAGCTGTCTTATATAGACAAGCTTGCGCCATATGAAGCCAGCATTCATACCACCTTTGGTACGGCTATTCATGCTGCGTTACAAGAATATCTTCGCCTATTATATACAGTTGATACAAAATCCGCTGATGAGTTCGATGCGCTTGGTTTATTTAAGAAAGAATATGAAGAAGGCTTAAAAGACTTGAAGATTGCCACGGATGAACAGATAGCAATCATTGAAGAAAAAATGAAAGACCAAGTTCTTACAGATGAACAACGAACTGATCTTCTTAAAGAAGAGTTAGATGCCCTCGGTTTGATTACAAAATCCGTAGTTGCCGAGTTTGAGAATGATGGTAAAGTTATTTTAGATCACGTTCTTGGTCATTCTATTCGTGCCAAGCACTTTCCAAGTAAGAAATATGAACTTGTAGGTATTGAACTTCCTTTGGAAATACCATTAAGAGGAGGTACTATAATGTATAAGGGCTTCTTGGATATTGTACTAAGAGATAAAGATACCAAGAAGATACTTATTTTAGATTTTAAGACATCAACCAACGGGTGGAATAAATATCAGAAGGCAGACCGCACCAAAATTGACCAACTGTTGCTGTATAAACGCTTTTATAATCAAATGTTCAAGATTCCTATGTCTGACATAGAAGTTGAGTTCTTTGTTGTTAAACGCAAACTATACGAGGATGTTGCATTTCCTCAACAACGCATTCAACGCATATCTCCACCGGATGGTAAGATGAGTATGAAAGAAGTTGAAACTAGTTTCTTGCAGTTTATCAATGAAGGATTTGATGCTGCTGGTGAATATAATAAAGAGACTACGTTCTTAAAGAATCCGGGCAAAGCAAAAAAGAATTGCAAATATTGTATTTTCAAGACTCTCAAGAATAGCAAGGGTGAGCTTTATTGTGACGGAAAAGAAAGCTGTTAGTTCTTATATTGATGTTTTGTTTTTTATATATATGGAATATTAATTTTCATATATATGTATATAGACAAATCATTAAATACTATGAGACTAAAATCAAATCACGACACATCCTTTACGTCAGTACATGTTTTCAAAGACAAATATACTTCTTTCAAAGAAGCGGGAATTAGTGGAGGCATGACACTACAAAAACTAGTTAATCGTTGTGTATATCTATATATCAACGATCCAGAGTTCAGAAAGAAGATTGACGCAGAAAATACACTACAAATTAGTGGAAGTGCATTTTAAATAATTTGACAATAATCAAATTTAAAACATACTAAAGGTTATATATGGTAAATGGTTACATTCCTCAAAAAGATAGAAAGAAAATCATACTACTTTGCGACGATCTTCGGATGCATTCTGGTATTGCTACAATGGCAAGAGAGTTCGTAACTGGACTTGCTGGAAAGTACAATTGGGTACAAATAGCAGGTTCTGTTCAACATCCCGAAAAGGGCAAGGTTCTTAACCTTGACGGTGCTGTAAATCAAATGGCTGGTATAAGTGACGCATATGTTCGTTTATATCCTGTAGATGGCTATGGCAGTCCTGATATTCTAAATGAAGTTATAAAGCTTGAACAACCTGATGCGTTGCTTCATTTCACCGATCCTCGCTTTTGGATTTGGTTGTATCAAATGGAACGCGAACTTCGCCAAAAACTACCAATTGGTTTTTATAGTATATGGGATAATTTGCCGTATCCTATGTACAATCGTGCATATTATGAAAGTTGCGATTGGATCGGCGCAATCAGTAAGCAAACAAAGAACATTGTTGAAGGTGTTCTTGGTTCAAACTTAAACAAACCAACCAAAGTTAGTTATGTTCCGCACGGTATCAACACCAAGATTTTCAAACCTCTTACAACCGAGGGTGAACTAAAAGACTTGGCGGTATTAAGAAAGCAATTGCTCAAGAAGGATTATAACTATGTTATTTATTATAACAACCGTAATATTCGTCGCAAGCAAACTTCTTCAATCATGCTTGCATATCGCAACTTCTGCGATAACTTGACCAAAGAAGAAGCAGCTAAGTGTGTACTACTCATGCACACAGCTCCATTGGATGAAGCGGGCACAGATTTACCAGCATGTAAAGAAGCATTCTGTCCAGACTATGATGTTATTTTTAGCGGCGACAAGATTATGCCCGAACGCATGAATCAATATTATAATATCGCTGATGTAACTATCAATCTATCCGACAACGAAGGATTTGGTATTGCAACTGCCGAAAGTATCAGTTCCGGTACTCCAATCATTGTATCTGTCACAGGCGGTCTACAAGACCAATGTGGATTTACAGATGAAAATGGCAAGCCAGTTGAGTTTGATCTTGGCTGGGGAACAAACGCCGATGGTCGCTACAAGAATCATGGAACGTGGGTAACTCCGGTATATGCCGGTGCTAGAATGGTACAAGGTAGTATTCCCACTCCATACATCCTTGCAGATTATGCCAAGTGGGAAGATGCCGCCGTTGCTATGATGCACTGGTACGCAGTTGGTAGAGAAGAACGCAAGGCTCGCGGCTTAAAAGGCCGCGAATGGCTTATGAACGAAGGTCAACTAAGTTCTGAGAGCATGTGCGAAACGATGGCCGAAGGCTTGGACAATATGATGAAAGACTGGACTGGTCGTGAGCGTTTCAACATCCATCGTCATGATGAATATGTTGGGCACAAGATGCCAGAAAAGAAACTTGGATTCATCTTACCAAAGATTGATCGCGAAGAAGCAAAGAAAAAATTCAACTAAAAAATATTATGGCAAAAGCACTAACAAAAGAAGAAGCAAAGACAAAAGTATACGAGCTAACCAAACAGCTCGCCGAAATCAAGAAGGAAAAGAAGTTAGCTAATATTGATTTCAAAGATCGCATCAATGACGTAGAAAACGAAATTGAAGCAATTATTGACGAGCAAGAAGCTCAAAACACACCAGGCACATCTCCCTAAACAAAAATAAAGGTTATATAAAATGAGTAATGAAATAAAACCAGTTTGTGTCTTACAAGGACCAATCGCATCTCGATCCGGTTATGGCGATCATTGTTTCCAAATAGCAACGGCGCTAATCAATTCTGGAAAGTTTGATGTGAAAATTATCCCTATGCGTTGGGGCGTTTGCCCAAACACAATGCTTGATGACGAAAATGCTTATATGGTCAAAGAGATCAAGAGCAGAATCGCCACAAACATCAACGCACAACCTGAACTATTTGTTCAAGTTTCTATTCCCAATGAATTCAAACCAATGGGAAAATTCAACATCGGTGTAACGGCTGGTATTGAAAGCACGATTCCAAAAGCAGAATGGATTGAAGGATTGAATCGCATGGACTTGAACATTGTTCCTTCCAACTTCTCCAAGGATGTATTTGTTAAAGCTTCATTCTCTAAACGCCATGAAAATGGTGTAGAAGAAAAAGTGACGCTAAAAAAGCCAATTGAAGTAGCATTTGAAGGTGTAGACACAAATATCTATAAAAAAACAAGTGAAGCATCACCGGAAATCGACGCATCATTGGATGCAATTCCAGAGAACTTCTGCTATCTGTTTGTTGGTCACTGGATTCAAGGCGACCTTGGTGCAGATCGCAAGGATGTTGGAATGCTTGTAAAAGTGTTTAGTGAAGTATTCAAGAATAAGAAGAATC